GAGATGCTGCGCCAAGATGCGGAAGTGATCGGGATGAAGCGTGCGCCAGTGCTGTCGAAGGATGGTGTAACCCGTACTGTATCGCGTACGCGAACCTGCTCATCGTGTTGGATACCTTTCGCCAAACATTACGAGTGGATCTACAATGTGATGCGCGAGATTACGGATGGCATCAATGCCGAGCAATGGCGTTTCGACATCCAAGGCATCCAACAGTTGCAGATACTGCGCTACCGCCCACTACAGAAGTTCTCTTGGCATTGGGACACCTACACATCCGAAGCACCAGTACGCAAGTTGACAGCGGTGGTGAACTTGTCCGCGCCAGAGGAGTATGTCGGAGGCGGGTTGCAAGTTAAGGCTGATATGGAGAACGCTCAGTTCATCCGCGAGCAAGGAGCAGGCTGCTGGTTTCCATCCTACATCGAGCATCGTGCGCGTGCGCCTATCTGGGGTACACGCTGGGTGTTGGTGGCTTGGTTTACTGGACCTGCTTGGCGATGACACACGCTGCTAATCTGCCTCGCCACTTGTACGTCAAGTGCGATATGGAGTTTGTGTCTGATGGCGAGAAGCAAGGCATAGAGGACGTTGTCTGGTTTGGACTAACAGCAATTCCTGGCCGAGCTTGGGGTTGCACAATTATGCTCAAATGTGGCGCACTGTACCGAGGTTTGCCACTACACGCTCTGGCTCATGGTGAGATTGCAATTATGGATTGGGACATTAACGATGCACAGCGCTGGGATTGTTTTGGCTGGAACTTCACAACGATTGAGTACGACTATCTGATGGGTTTGTCTTGCAAGGTCTGGATTGCAAACAGAAAGACTTGGGAGGTTGGTCGCTATCTATTTACAGCCGAGCCTTACGGAGATGGATTCTCTATGTCTCCAAGCCAAACTAAGTCGCACCATTTTATTGCGCTTAACAATGGGCGCATCACGGCTGTTCCAGGTAATAATGTGCTTTGGCGCGAATCAAGCTTCACCACTCAATCCGAAAAGCCTAAATGGTTGCGGACGCAATCGCAGGTTTGGAATGGAGAAGAAGCCACATGGGATGATGTGGTTGGTGAGGAAACAGCGTGATCCAACTTAATCCAGAACTATGGATGATGACACCCAAGGGTGAAGGCTTGGCCTTCATCGTTACCGACTACGGGATGGATCATAACAAGATATTCACAGTCATGCTTAACTCTGGCGAGATACTTGACTTTGACATTCGAGATTGTCGCAGATGCGAGAACCCAAGCTTCGGGGTACAAGCACCATCAGTGCCTAATCCCTATTACAACAATAAGGAGAAATAAATATGCTAGGCAAAGACGTATCAAAGAATATGCATGAGTTGGCGATGGACAATAAGAAGAAGGGCAAGGAGCGTGGAGCAGGCGGTAAGCCTCGCTCGCGCCAGCAGATGATTGCGATAGCACTCTCTGCTGCTGGGAAGAGCAACAAATCGCCTCGTAAGTTTCGGATGCGATCTGGTTCGTAATGCAAGTCGAGGCTAAAGATCGCCTCAAGTGGGCGCGCGAGATCCTTTCAATTGCACGCAATAAGCTTGTAGTTGAGAGGGATCGCGCGACTCACGGACACGCTATAGATATGATCCAGATTATAACGATGGTTGATGCAGCCAGTCTGGTGTGCAAGGAAGTGGCGGATGAGGAATGAAAAGCAAGGATGAGTTGGCAATGCAGGTTAGGAAGGAGTGGGATGAGCAGAACTTGAGATGGAAGCTTTGGCTTGAGGCAGGCGGATTTAGAACCGAGATATTTTGTTACAGCAGTGCAGAGGAAGAGTATTCCAAATGCGTCAGGGAATTGGTTGACCACGCTTACCAGATGCAGAGCGTGTAAAAAGGATTGACTGATTAAAACAAACTAAATAGAAAGGCAGGCCAAATGAAACTATGGACAAATAACACAAACGCAATTCACAAAGTCGATGACAATATGCTCTATCCGCGCACTACCTATGTGCTGCCAGATGAGCTAACTGGACCAACCTGGGACGATTCAATCCCTTGCCCACACAAGATCAAGCCGTACTACAAAGGGCGTGCTGCTGGTGGGGCAACAGCCGTCTATCGCGCTGGTGCAATTGGTGACGCGATTATCGCTACTGCCTTCGTCAATTACTTGGTGCAAGAATCGGGTGGGGTTGTGGAGGTTTACGCACCTGCCCGCAACCTGCCTCTCTACGCTGGGCTGGGTGCAAAGCTGTGGCCGTTACCATCCTCGCTGGAGGCGTGGGATTCGTTTGATGCACACGTTCCTACAGATGATCTTTTCAGCGGGCAGGTTGGCAACACGAAGCTGGGTACTGGTCCTGGCAACTGCTACCAGCGGATCTACGAGTGGATGGGTGTATGGGATGAGAAGACGATGGCGAAGTATTGTAAGCCAGTTCTACATCTCATAGAGCCAGACCACGAAGAGTTGAAGGCGATGGGCAAGTGGCCGTTGCCTAGCCCGTTCTTTGCCTACCACGTTAGCAGTTCTGGTCCGACCCGCACCTACCCGCCAACGATGGGGCAGGAGGCTGTGCTGGCGTTGCTTGAGGCTTACCCCAAACATCACGCTGTCATCATTGGGCTGGACAACTCAAACAACTTTAAGGTGGATCATCCGAGAGTGATTGACCTATTCAACTGCACCAAGGCTGTGCGCTCGCTGTTCCCGATTATTAGCGGGGCTGACTTTGTTGTCGCGCCCGATAGTAGTGTGAACCACATGGCTGCTGGGTTGGATACGCCGTGTGTGTCGCTGTGGGGTTCTTATGATCCAGCGGATCGTATGACTTACTATCCTAAGAATGTATCGATATTTAAACCCGATACCTGCCCACACGCACCTTGCCGTCCTCACGCTGGGTTGCCGCAGGCGAAGTGTAAGGATGCGAGCAACAAGACTCCCAAGACGCAATACTGGTGCAATGCTCTGCGGAATATAACAGCGCAGGATATTGTTGAGGCCAGCAAGAAGGCGATGGAGTTGGGGGCTTAAAAATAATGCTTGCATTGGTTTTGGGTAAATGCCAAAACTCAAATATGAAAAACACACTACAAAATAATACTGCAAGTAAAGACAGAGAGAACCTTCGGAAGGCAATGATCCTAATATGTAGGATGCTTCCACACATGAGTTGGTATGACGAAGCAGACAAGGAAGCATTCAAGGCTCATGTCGATGGTGAGAAGTTCGTTAAGAAGATGAGGAAGGAGTGGAACAAATGAGCGACAAGGAAGTCAAAATGCCATACAAAGTAACTCACCTTGCAGGAAGATGCCGTACAGGCAACGACTTGGTTGGACAGATTACTCACGCCATTAACGGAGATGTTGCAATCTGCGGAAAGAAGCCAAATGGAAAATCATCAGGATGGTCAGTGTGGGAAGACAACGAACTTACATGCCCTAAATGCCTTTTGAAGATTAAAAGATTGGAGGCGAAATGAACAAGGTAAAGTTCCGTTGGGGCGAAGAAACCTACACGCTATGCGTAACCCAAGACGATTGTTGGCTTGAGGACGGACCTTCTGATATTTCGGATAGAATGCTGAAGGGCATGGACGAGCTTGCTATGGAGAATGGGATGCTCCCACCTAAAGGTTTGTGTGCCGAATGCTGGAAAGGAACTTACGAGGCAATAGTCGAGGACTACCACATAGGAGGCGAAACTATTAAAGACCTTGACCTGGAAAGATGTCCGAGGTGCAGACACACCATTTTGCCTTGGCAATCGGTGGAGAGAGTTGACAAGGTATTGGAGGCATTGAAGAACAAATAACTAACTGGCGTTGTGGTATGCAGGGAGATCCTGCATCGGGCGTTTCCTCAGTGTGTTCTCCTCTTGAATCAGAGCCAGTTTGAATTTTTAATATGAACTTTTGCGGCGATAGCATAACAAACAATGCGCCACTTTTCCAAAGTGAAGATGGGGGTGCAATTCCTACCTCGCCGCTCCAGCTTAAAATACGGCAATGCAATGTTCATTTGGCTTGTGGCTTAAATGAATTATGGCACAGCAGATTGCCAAGAATAGATTGGTCGAATGTTGTACGGAACAAGAGATATATATGTTTTGTTGCGGAATATTCTTTTATAAATTATGCAACCGCAATATGGTCAAGCCCGATTGCTGGAAATAAAATGAAAAATTCAGATCAGATATTGGAGTTAAGAAGGATGGCCATATCCAAGGATGCACCCAAAAATACGGCAAGCAGAATGATTTCAATAATGATTAAAATAATTCGCAAATCATTTGCAGAGATTACAACGCTTATTAGCTATCAAGATACGGATGTCCACTTGGGTACTATCTATAAGGCATCTGGATGGAAGATTGCTGGTTTAACAAAATTTGCATCTTGGAAAAGCAATAACCGAGTCAGAGGCTTGGATCAAAGTAATGCCAGTAAAATCAAGTGGGAATACAGTCTTCTATGACAACCCAACAACGACAAGCTGAAGAGATCGTAGGCCAAGTGGATTGGCAGTCCGAGAACCACGGGCTGTGCAAGTGTCCTGGTGAGGCTGCTCATACCAGCCACACTCGCATTAGAGATACAACGGTGTTCGTAGATGGCGCGCCGACTATATTTTGCTGGCATACTTCCTGCACGCCGTATCGTGATGAGGCTAACCGCAAGCTGCGCCGAGCTATAGGTGGCGATATTCTCTACAAGCCAACCAACATCATGTCGGGTGGTACAGCCACGCCCAAGTTAGTCATCAAGAAAGATCCGCACGCCGAGGTGTTGGATAGGATTAAGACGATTGCTGAATCAAACAAGCAGCGTTACCTGACCCACTACAATTGGGACCCAGCAGATATGTACGAGGAGAGTCCAGTAAAGCTAGGCGATCCAGCACAAGACTATCAGTTGTTCCTGTCGATGTTTAATGTCGCTGACAATATCGGGGTTGGCGATGTCAAGGATAGCGGAAGACATCCGCAGAACTTTAGGGCAGCTTGGGATTGGA